GACCTGTTTGCTTTCGGTTTCGCCCTTGATGCCGGCAAAGGGCAAACGGATCATGGCCCGTTCGGCCCAGAAAAAAGTGTTTTGTTTGTTTGCGTCGGGAAGGAATCGCAAGGTACAGGATTGACCTTCGTCGAGATTCCAGTGCGGGTAGATATCAGAACTGCCTGTGAACTGACCACCCTGTTTTGTTTCTGCTGCCTGTAAACGTGCGCGAATTTCTGCCAAAGATGCCATAGTAGTTTCTCCTTAAAAAGTTGCCTATGTTTGCTGCCTATCTAAATGTTTTAGATCGTTGCCTGTGACACAAAAACAAAGGCGCATCACTGAAACAGTATATGCGCCTGAAGTTGCAGTGTCAAGAGTATTTAGTCTACTTTGACAAAGCTAGTGTTTTTATTCTTGCCAGATCTTCTGTGAAGCTGTCGGTAACCGCACCGCGATGATCCATGACATCGGTTGAGTCTTCGTTTGGTCCCACAAACGTGGCCAGATTGTCGCCTTCCGCCAAATCATCTTCATCGCGGGAATTGCCAAACCATCTGGCCACTGCAGGATCATTTTCATCAACCAGCTGCAATCGATGGGGTGAAATATACCAGCCACGACCATCTTTGTCCTCTATACGAACTCTGCGATCTTCGGGGTCGCCTGACATACGGAAAACTTCTCCGTTGGCTCCATCCTGCTCATCACGCACATAACAGCCGTTATAAAGTTCGGAATGGTCATATTCGCCTTCCGCCACACCTTGTTTTCTCCAATTGGCATATTCCTTAACGGTCAATGGTTGACCATATTCTTCAGCACTTGCATACCACTCACCAATATCACGAACAGAATCTTTTGGGAAAATCTTTTGAATTTTACGCAATAAGTTGGATGGTATTGTGATATTATAACGACCAAAGCCTTCCTCCAACTCACCACCGGGATATTTGCCGGTAAAGTCTTTTTTGTAGGCTTTTGACAATGCAATCCCCGGAGTCTTGCCTTTGGTTGCTGCTGGCAATGTTCCACCGGGATATTTTCCAGTGAAGTCTTTCTCGTATGCTTTTGAAAGTGCGATACCTGGTGTTTGCTTGTCGCCTTCCGCCACACCTTGCTTGGGGATGTCGCCCTCATCTCTGGCTTGTAACATACGATCATAGAAACCTATCTCACCAACGAAACCACGTACAGGGCCTATACCAAACTGTTGTGCGGCTTTGCTGATCACGCCAGGATATCCTCGCCGGAGCTGGATAAAACTGATCTCATCATCAAGGTATTGGTTGATGGCTGCGATCTCTTCAGGCGAGAAAGCGGATTTGCCGGCCTGTTGTTCCGCCACACTTTCTTTTCTAGCACGAACAATTTTAAATTTGTGACCTGCTGTGTCATCTCGATTTGCCGCAACTAATGCATCTTCTGCATCTGCTTTGCCCCGATGTGGACTGACAATTTTACCAGTTGTTATGTTTTTAAGGAAATGAGTAGTATCTGTAGTTGCACCCATATCTGCATACTTTGATACCTTTGTTTCCGCCACACCTTCTTTTACACCATGTATAGGACAGTTTTTGTTGTCACCTTGTCGTTTTTGACATTTGCAGCCTTTTAATCTTTCTTCTTTATATCCTTCCGCCACAGGTGGTGCGACCGGCGCAGGTGCCGCCGCAGGTGCCGGTTCGGGTGTTGATTTGGGTGCCGGTTCAGGTGCCGGTTCTGGTGCCGGTGCCGGCTCATTATTTTCAGCATCACCCAAATTGACACCCTTTTCACTAAGCCAACCCTGGATCACTGGTTTGGCATCGGCTTCGGCGCTGTTGTCACGCGATAGAGTTACGAGTCGATCACGCAGATCTTCAAAATCACTGTTGTCTTGATCGTCCTCGCGATCGTAACCTATGATACCTTCCAGTTCCGGAATCACGTTGATACCATCGGCACCCACGGGCAAAGTGTCTTGAGCCAGCAGATCTCGCAATTGCTGTTGTGCTTCCACATTGTCTGCGATATCATCAGCACCTTCCACCACGGTGTTGGCCCAAGTTTCAAATATATCAGCTTCTTTCATGGCAGTTCCTTGTATACGTGCCAGTAAAGGCAATGCGGCCTCGACTCGCGTGTCGATATGTTGCTCCACAAACATATCTCTTAGATTTTCTACCAGGGTATCAGCCGCAGTGATCGTGGCCGGTGACCAGTTTTCAAAATATTTTTGGTATCCGCGACCATGGCTCAGCTGTTGCACGGTTTCACGTAACTGTTGATAATATTCTCGAGCCTGTTCCACCAGCTGTTGACGTTGCCCTTCCAACACACGACCCTGGTGAGCACGATGGAATCGAGCCAGCACCTTCATTTCTTGGATCATTTCGGCTATGTGTTGACCACGTATGTCGTAGGGGCGGCCGCCTTGGCGCACATGTTCCAACATGGCACGACCACCAGCGAGATTGGTAAACGGTAAACGAAAACGCTCACCATCTTGTGTTTCCACAAATAGACTTTCCACATAACGATATCGAGCATCGGTTTCGCCCAGATTGCGATTGTGCCGAATCATGAGACGGGCTTCGGCGGGGCCACCGTCATAGCTCACGCGACGTGTACCATAAAAGCCTTCAAACAGTCCCTCGCGTATGGCGCTCATGCCAGACTGAGAATGTTTTAGTTGGGCCAAATTCAATATGTTGAAAGTACGAAAATCGTGTCGTATGGAGAAATTTTTGAGTTTGGGTAAAAACTCATCAAAATACTGCTGCTTGTCCTCGTCATCCATTTGACGCGCTATATTGTCACCGATATAGAATAGCAGTTCACCATCGTCGCTGTTGACTATGACGCCAGGGCCATAGTTTTTGCCCGAAGCGCCTATGTAATCAAAACTAACCACTTTACTGGCAGCGGGCTGTCCATCTGCACCGGTTTGAGTAGTGGTTTTTGGATCAAATCCGCAGGTTACCAGCAGATCATAAAGTTCTTTTTCGGTGTTTTCTTCGTGAGCCATAGTTTGTTATTTATCGCATTACAGCAAAGAATGGAAGTGGTTCTATTACCATATCATTGTGATCTTTCATTTGCTGATCCAGTTCTACGTGATACATTTGCAACATCATTAGCATACGAATCATTAAAATTGTGCTCATGACCAAGTCATCGTGTTCACCGGGCTTGGCAGCGTAACTGACTCCATGCGACACAAAGGTTTTGAGTTCTGAAATCAAGCCACGACTGTATACCTGCATGCGACGACTTTCCAGCAAAATCTTGAGTTTGTTACACGCTGTAAGTTTGCTTTTGGGAGTGGTGTTGAATCCCTTGCGCCAGCGACGTTGCCCAATAACTGAATTGTCACTAAGGAAATATCCCTGTATGCGTTCTTCGCCGTACTCAGCTATTGAGATCAAGGCCGCTTCCCCGATGGTATTATTTTCCACGCTATAATAGATATGTTCGGGGTTTTTGACCACTGTATTAATCTCAGTGATAATATCAGACATGATACGAATCTGCTGCGGGATCACAGTACGATTGTGTTGCCATTCAGCCACTTGCTGGGTGGTGTTAGCATCAAATACCTGTATGGCCGCATAGTCACCGCCGGTGCCTAGGCTGGGATCCAGTGCCACCACATAGATAGCATCCTTGCGTATGGGTTGATACCAACGCACCTGTCCGGTTTTGCGTATGGGCTCTTGACCCTCAAGGTCAATCAAGGTAGTGGGTGCAATTAGAGTCTCATCATTGATAATGAATTCACAATCCATCTCACGACGAAATCGCTCTTCGCCCAACTGAGCTCGTTGTTCTTCGGCCCACTTTTGATCTCGTTCTGGGTGCTCGTGCCAGTAGCTGCGGAATGCCTTGAATCCATTGATTCCCAACTCGGTGCTGTTTCCGTATTCATCCACACACTTGTTGGCGCCTTTCCACAAGAATGCAAATTGATCTTCGTCTGAGTTGGGGGTGCTGGTTATGATACATTTACCGCCTGTGGCCAGGGTAGGAGATATTGAAGTCCAGAATTCACGGGCCCAGGTTGGTCGTACGAACGCAAATTCGTCTGCGTACAATAGCGAAATACTCATACCGCGTCCCGTGGTCTCTGTGGTAGTTTGGCTTATGATACGGCTACCGTTTTCAAATTCCAGGCTGCCCTTGTTGTAGCTGGTACATCCCGCTCGTATGTGATTGGGACACATTTCATATGCATATCGAATGCGCTGCATGATTTCCTGCGCACCAGTATATTTGTGTGCAGCTATCAGGATAGTGCTGTCCGGCACAAACATAGCATACCACAAGAGATAGCCCGCAGCCGATGTTGACTTGCCGGTCTGCCGTGGCATAAGGCTGATACTGTAACGATAACCATGATAGGTTTCTATCAGACGTTTTTGATACTCAAATGGATGATACAGCATCCGGCCGCGAACTGGATGCTGTATATAGAAAAAGTTGTCCAGGAAGTACATGGGCCCAGTGACTGGATCCGCACAACGAGCAAATTCTTCAATTTGCTGTTGCGTATAGGTTTCTCGACGGTGCGGACTTTTGACTAGAACCGTTTCTAGCTGATTGCGTTGCATACCACTATTTACGATCTCTTAGCGGAATGGGAATTGAAATCCCGTGGCCTGTTCCACATCTTCCAGGCGCACCTGATAACGCGGCAAATCGGCCACGGGTAGTGCGGTATTGGGCATGATGTAGGCCACGGTCTGATTGGTGGCCCGATTGTGTAACACCTTGTAGAGTCGTGTGGGTATGCCCAGACCGTTGCCAGTTACCGCATGTCCCGAGTCAAAGATGCCGCCTGACACCACGTACCAATCTCCACCCTTCTCGGCCCAGTCGCGTTCCCAGGTCTCCAGCTGTTTCCAGATTCCGCGATTGTTGTTGGCCACCTGTGCCACCATGTTTGACAGGAAAAAACTCTCGCTCATGATCTGATCATTCTGCGTGTTGTTGCCCGCGGGTGCCATATGGCCACGATCATGCGTCCGACCCACAGTGGCATAGTCGGCCAGTGTGGCCTGACAGTTGGCTGTCACAGCAGGGTCGGCTCGGAAGTTGTCTTTTCTCTTGGCCGGACCATTGATAGCAGCCGAAGTCAGGTGTTCAAACACCGCCACGGGTGCTTTCACACCGCAACGATGTATTACAGCATAGTTGGTTTTGCATAGCTCTTGATCACCAGGCTGGGCCTGATAGGTGGGTGTGCCGCCCACGGTAAATTGCGGGCATTGGGTGTTGATTTGTGCCCAGACCGACAGGGGCAATAGAGCCAGTAAAATAAAAAGTTTTTTCATGTTATATCTCAAAAAATCCTGCTGTGCCACCAAGTTTGACGTTGTTGCTGTCCGGCGTGACTGCTATGCAGATCACGTCACTCACACCAGCAATGCTTCGACCAATTTGGTATTTGAACAAATCACCAGACAAGCTGGCCGGTTCACCTTTGTTGACCACGAATCCCGTGCCAATCACGGTGCCTCCCGTGACTGTGACATTGGAAGTGGTGGCCTGAGTAAAATTAGTCACATTGGCCCAGGTAGGGCCGCTGGCAAATGTGGGATTCAGTATCATCTGCCATTCCAAATTCTGATTGGAATCTGTCAGCACATTGAGCGCATCAAGATATACCACTTTGTTGTAGGACATGCCATCGGCACCCAATCTCATGCTCACAAGATTGTAGAGTGTTCCTGCTGTGGACATGGTATAATAGCTGAGGCCTCGGCCGGCAAACTGTTGTGTGGCCGCGGGAGAGTATCCGCCCGAAGATATCACACTGGAACAGATCTGGCGCATGGTAGCGCCGCTGGTGGCCGCGGTGTTGGTTATTTCCAGACGTATGCTTTGTTGCGCACTCTGCATGTATGTGCTCGTGGTCATGTTGGCATGATCAAATCGATGCGCTATCACATAGTTGCCATCAATAACAAAACCCATGAACACGCTGCCCACGCCCAGCCACTCGATCGCGGTATACAGGATCTGGCTCTTGGAAAGATCTAGATCAATACCGCTGGGGTTTGCGGCACCCCCGGTGCCCAGCATGGTATCCACGTTCCAGTCACTCTGCTGGACACGATCTTCCACATAGGTCGAGGCACCGGTCTGCTGGCGTATAACAAAGCTGGTCACAGTACCATCTAGTTCAAGATAGATACCGTTATAGGCAGTGAAATAACCCACTCGCTGGCGTAGGTTGGGCTGAGACTCGGCCATGTTGAAGGTGGAAAATATCTCCAGTGCCTTGCCCGGCTGATAGGGGAATGTGCGATAGCTCTGACGTATCACTTGGTCTCCGCTGGCCGTACCCACGGTCATGGACACTGTGCTTTCGTAGGAATTATAGGTGGTAGAGGCACCGCCTGATAGGGCAGTATCAAACTTGTGCCCATCGTTAGTACCGATAAACGCACAATCAAATAGAGTAAAGGGCTGGGCCACGCGCAGCCGTCCAAATGCGTCTTGTATTCCGGCTGCCAATGAAGCGTTGATGTTGCCACTGGCCACAGTGACATTGCCATCAATGTATATGGGATTGGTGGAACTGTTGACCGAGCTGTTGGCGCTGATCGGAACCGGGTTTCCCGAATCATTTTTGATTTCAACTTCGGGCAAACTGGTTATGGCTATGTTGCCGCTAGAGATTACGATATTGCCCGAAACTGGGAGTGTATTGCCCGCGATGTTTACGTTGCCAAGGCTGGTGACACCAACATTGCTCACACTGATATTGGCGTTGGCCACATTGAACTGAGCATCCGTACGCACATACACGTTGCCCGTGACACTGTCAAGGGCCAGAGCCTGCGTGATATTACGCAGATACCAGGGTGCCACTTGACTGGGGTTAGGTTCCATTATCTTGGGTATCCTTTGAAGCCCCGGACCGGGCTGATGGTGTTGACCGATTGAGGCTCTTGACTGAGCCGGGTAGAGATCAACTGTTTGCCTCCCGGTGTGTCGGTCATGGCCAAGGCGCGATCTATGATCTCTTCCACGTTGTCGTTGAAGCCCACTACCATGGCATTTTGCCCCACAGTGATCGTGGGAAATTCTTCTGAATCTTGCACATAGCCCCCGGCCTCGGCTCGAGCTCGTGCCATGGCCACGCCCAGGCGCATGGTATGATAGGCATCGTTGTTGCGTATGCCGGGCAAGCGATAGGCATGCTGCATGGGTTCGGCCACTTCAGCTGGCAAGCGTTCCAGCTGCTCTGTGATGAATTCGCGAGCTCTCATCGGCCGTACCCCGCAAAAGGTCGTATGGGACTCACATGATCTACGTCGGCGGCTTCTTCACTGGTGTGGGTACTGATCAGACGTTTGTCATTGGGACTTAACCCTACATCGCGCAAAGCCTCATCAATCCACTCTTCAATGTTGGGGTCAAAACTCACAACCACTTGATTTTCTCCCCAGGCGCTACGAGCTGCAAACGGATGAATGTTGCCTTCCCCGGCCTGTTCACGACCCCGGCGACCCTTGGCCTGGGCTATGGCCACACCAAAACGATACTGCTTGTAGGGATCCTGGTTTTCCAGCTTGGTTAGTACATAGGTAGCCGGCAGAGCCCGTGCCACATCATCCTGGATGCTGCCCACGCGGGATTCGGTGACAAATTCGCGAGCTCTCACCGACCATAGCCTCGGAAACTGACCACGGGACTGGTCTTGTTCACATAATCAGGCTCGCGGCTGCGATTGTCCGTGAGTTTGTTCACACGGCCGGCCTGCACCATCTGGGCAGCAGCATTGATGATTTCCATGTCAACATCACTATAACAGGCCAACAGGGGATCACCCGCAAAGGCGCCCGCGGGCGGAGTGGGGTAATCAGGTGCACCTGCCATGGCGATGCTGAATCGCCACTGGGTGTAGGGACTTCCGCCCTGCTTGTTGCTGCTGATATCGGGCATGCTGATCGCACCCTTGATCGTGGTGTAGTGTGAATGCGGCAGTTTACGAGAGCTGGCTGGTACATCTGCGGCTCTGCCGTAGCGTGTTTCTGTTATAAATTCACGAGCTCTCATTTGTGTTTGTCTCCTAGATGCATATGGCTAAAGGGCTTTTCACCGCGATTCTTCTGCCAGAGCAGTCTATTACTTAGTATCTCAACCCAGACATTGGTATCAGGACGATTCAAGCGCCAGAAGTCAAACTCAATATGACTGCTGACCGGGCGACAATAAAGCGTGTGTTCTTTAGGTACACATAGCTGCTGACTGGTGGTGCGGAACTTCTTGGGTTCGGTACTGAAACGCATGATGTTCAGTTGCGGATTATCTATGTTGACCTGACACATGCCATCCACAAGATCTTGGGGCGTACGAGCTTCACGTACCACTTGCTGTGCCTGTACCAATCGAGCTCGACTGCTTATGCGATCTTGAGTTTCTTGACTGTTATGTTTGTTGATTTGAAATCCTGCCCAAGGCAGCCAGATTCCATGATTGGTTCTAGCTACCAATTGAGAGTGCGGTATCAGTTTGGCCTTGTACTCAAACGATGCCCGGCCATCACGATCACTGGCTTCTATTAGATACAGGGTTTCTTGATCAAACACCATGGTACAGCCGCCCAAGCGACCTTGGATCAAGATCTTAACTGCATCTTTGACTTTACGCTCTAACAGAGCCTGAGCAATCAGGCGACCATCGGGACTGGTATCAGTTTTGCCCGCATCTATTTCGCTTTCGTCATTGTATACATCTAGACTGGTATTGAGTATGCTGATACCTAGACTGTTAATACCTTCTTTGTAGCCGGTTATTTTGTCATGCATCATCATGCGTGACACACCCCGCTCGGTACTTTCTATAAAGTCCAGGCTGGGCACATAGTTGCGATCACGATTTTTGGCGCCGGCCCAACCTGTACCCGGAAAATATTTGGCAAGTATTATGCACATGGTCACCCACCATAACCCTGGAAGGGCTTGACTGGGCTCACAGTATTGGTGCCATTGGTTTCTCGACTGCCATTGCTGACATAGTCTCGTGGTTTCATTTTCAAGTGTTTCATGATGGCCATGAGTTTTTCACGGTCATACTCGGTATAGGCACTGAACAGGGGCAAATTGCCGAGCGAATTGATTTCATCAAGTTCCTTGAGTTTTTTGGGATCCATGCCAGCCAAGGAGCTCACACGATAAAAATCGTAATAACGTCCCCAATAGATATCTCCCTGACCCGACGGTGCAACTAGGCCAGGGTGAGCGGTTTCAAATTCATGTGCAGCCGCTGTTCTGCTACCGCCCCGAGGCGATTCAACAATAAACTCGCGGGCGCGCACAATCAGTAACTTCCTGCGCCGATCACACCTGCTGTGGCTGAACTGGCTGTACCCAGTTCCAAGGCAGTCCAGTTACTACCGGTTATGGTCACATGATTGCCTGCACCCGAATAGAGATCTCGCGTGGTATTTGCAGGCACCTGTATGGCTGCGCTGTAGATGTTGCCCACAGGTGAGGCCGATCCCAGGGCCACAGCGTAGACCTGATAGGTCACTGCGGTATTTCCGGTGCTCACACGCAATTTGTCAGTATACACTGCGGCGTTGCCCAGACTGGTATAAACATTGGCGCTCATTTATCTTGATCCTTCGTGGTTAATCCCGTATAGGGTTGATACAATTTTCTAGTTTGATCTAACACCCCCGGGATGTCTACCGGTTGTGATTGTGCAACTGGGGCAACTGGCACTGTGCGGAAAAGATTCCGGGGCTGATTGTTCTCAAAATTCATACGGATTCGATCTATGGTCATGATATCACCAGGCTCGGCAGCTCCAGTAACGCGCCTTCCAACGCGGTCCCGGGTTATCACAGTGATGTCGTGCACGGAAACTCTTACGACGTTTGGGATTTGATTTTTTGATGCGCATATCTTTATCGCCAAAGTTCACCTTGACCACGTTGCCCTTGGGACCTTTCACGTAGACCTTGCTCTTGGCCACATCGCCCTTCATGGGCTTGCCCAGAGGTACTTTGCGACCTTGATATTCAGCTTCATCTATGTCATCGTCGTTGCTAAGAACGTTAGAAGCCACAGTTCCTACCGCACGGCCTGCCAAGCCGGCTGCACCACGAGCTAGGGCGCCGGCCTCTGCACCAACTAAAGCTCGACCAGCCATGGCACCCAGTGCTGGTAAAAATTCATCCAGCTGTTGCTCATCCATTTTAGAGTCTTCATGCTGTTTTTTATGTGGTATATTTGCCAAGTGACGCAGACGATCTAGATCACCTGAATCTTTGTCTAGATTTTCTTCCATGGGAGCAGGATCATCACTGTGCATGAGATTGGCATATTCACGCTCGTTGGGGCCACCTGGATATTTGCCTTTTTCCAGGCTCCGCATTTGACGTGCACTCAAGCGGCCGGCTCGACCCAGTTGCTTACGCATACCAGCCACTTCATCACCAGAGGGTAATATACCTCGCTTGACTAATTCTCTCTCCTGACTATGACTAGGTCCATCACGTGCTTCCATGGCAGTAGAGTCATTGATATCATGGGCATTATGC